AAGGAGGCAGGCATACCCGGCAGGCCGGCGGCTACCACCGCCGGCCTCACTATCGTACATCGAAGCGACTATGAACCAATCAACAGACCCAGGAGAAACACGCATGAAGAGCAGATATTACGAGCGGATCTGGCACGAGATCATCGACGATCCCAAACTAGGCCCGCTGTCGGACAGCCTCAAGTGGCGCTTCGTTACGCTGATTCTCGCGGCCGGCCAGCACGGCCACAACGGAGAGTTGCCGGCGCTGCCCGACTTGGCCTGGCGTCTCAGAGCCAGCGAGGAACAACTGCGAACCGAACTGCCGACGTTGGCCCAGCGCGAGCTGATCGAACTACTGCCCTCCGGCCGCTGGTACGTCACCAACTACGCCAAGCGCCAGGCGGCCATGAGTGGGGCGGAGCGAATGCAGCGCAAGCGCGCCGCCGACCGGAGTTATCCACAGGCAAGTTATCCACAGGCCTCTGCTTCTGCTTCTTCTACTGCTTTCCCTCTACAAGAAGAAGAAGTAGAAGAAGTAGAAGAAAGCATAGTAAACATTTGTGACGAACCGTCACAACAACGTCACGTTCGTCACATGCTCTCAGAGAAGGGCATCAGCATCAACCGGACAACCCTGCGGTTGCTCGACCTCGACCCGGCCTATGTCGCCGCGCACCTGGCCGCGGCCGACCCGTCCGGCCTCATCATCCGCCGCATGCTCGACGGTGACCCGCCACCGAAACGCAACCGCCATGTATCCGCGGCCGAAGTGGAGGACATCATCCGGCGCTGAAGGCCCCGCCCGCCAAACAAGAGCGGCCCGAACCGGAGATCAACCCGGCTCAGGCCGCAAGAAACACGCACCATCAGTATAACACGCACGCAATTAGGAGAAACACGCAATGACCGACATCCTGAAAACGGTTGTAAAGTACGCCGGCTATGGCTTCGCCGCCCTCGTGATCGCCTTCACCGCCTGGCAGTCTTACAGCCTCGTCTTTGGAGTGACTAACAACCAGATCGAGAGTTTCCTGGCCCTGATTCTGTTTGACATCGGCGCTCTCTACTGGTTCCTCGTGGCATTGAAAGAGGCCGAAGGCAAGCTCCAAATGGCCCTGGCTTTCACCATGTTCTTCTTCTCGCTCAGCCTGGTCATCCTCACCGTAGCGCTGGAGCTTGGCGCAGTCTCAGCCGACCTGCTCGGCCCGCGCACGCCGCGAATTCTCATCGCCATCACCGCCGCCGTTAACCTCGTCGCCAAGTACCTGTTCCCGCTCATCAGTCTGGAGAACCTACGCAACATCAAGGCACGCAGCCGCGCGGCACGGCTTGAAGACCTCGTAGACCAAAAGGTTGACGCCAAGATGGAGGCGATCTCCGACGAGTTGGCCGAGGAGAAAGCGCTAGCCATGCTCGACAACGAGCGCCACGCGATCCGCATGACCATCGTCCGGCCCGAAGACCGGCAGCCACAGCCGCAGCCGCAACTGGCAGCCGGCCAGCCACAGCCGATGCAGGTCATCAGCCTGGCCGAGCCATCCCCAAACGGCAAGCACTAGGAGGAACCTATGCCCACCATCGATCTACGCGACCCGGCGACCTACGCTTTCTACTTCGCGCCGCTGAACCCGGAGGACTTCCCCGGCCACCCGCAGCACGTCGAACTTTCGAGCAGCGCTGCCTCATCTGCGGCCGAGTCTTCACCAGCGCACATCCGGCACGATACTGCGGCCCGGAGTGCAAACGAGAATCGGCCAAACGGAGAGACGGCCACGCCGACACCACCGCCGTCTGTGCAGTCTGCGGCGCGGTCCTGAGCAACGAGAGACGCCGCCGCGCCGCGCGCTACTGCTCGACCAGGTGCAAGCGGACGGCGGCGAAGAGGAGAGAGAGATCTAACCATGGAACTGTTTATGGTCAACATCCCGCAACTGAACATCCACACGACTCACATTGCCGTTGCTCGTTCGCTCGGTCTGACCTCAACGGCCAAAGTAATCGCCACTCCCGGCACGTCCTACAGCGCCGCCAGTAAGTGGACGTTCACCTATTGTGACATGGTGTTCCATTTCACACCGAGCCGTGTGGCCAGGCGGCCGAAAACCGAAGCTGAACTTGCGCGCTTCTGTGGTCAACCAGAGTTGCCGTTCGGCACCCAGAGGACACCATGACCAAACCAAAACAACCGCCGACCACCTCGACCACCATCCGGCTAGGGGACCGGTTCCTGATCAACAGGACGACACCAGGCGGCTCAACCCTGCCGGAGCTATGGACAGTAACCGAACTTCGCCGCGGCCTGATCCGCATGAAGAACGACCGCGGCGAAGAACTGAACATGATGCACTGACGTTTGACTAACGCCGATTAATGGAACTATGCCATGACCATGTACACTGACTGGCTTCACGGTTTGAGCACCCCCACCCTCTTCAGTCTCTACTGGGGCGCAGTGGTGTTCGTCACGCTCATCCGCGCCTTCACCCGCCGGCTGACGCCCTATTTCACGTGGCACGCGGCCGACGACCCGCCCGGCCAGAACACGGCCGACCGGATCGTCGACTGGATCACCTCGCGTGTCATTGACCTACTGTGGTTGGCGATCATCGTTATCGCCATCATGGCCACGTATCAGATTCTCGCCTCGTAGTGGTAGACCTAGCCGGGCGCGGAGTCAGGAGCCGCGCCCGGCAACCCCACCCCATGGCCAGCCGCACCTACATCAGCCACACGACGGCCGAGCGCAACACCGTCTTCGACACCTACCGCCGCAGCGGCCGCACGTCCACCGCCGCCCGCGCCGCCGGCGTGCCCTACACCACGGCGCGGAAGTGGCTGCTCGACGCCGGCATCATCAGCCCCCACCACCAGCTGACAGACGAGGAGATCGCCGCGATCCACAGCCTGCGCGCCGAAGGCCTCAACTACCGCGAGATTGCCAGACGCACCGGGCGGAGCTTCTGCACCGCGCGGCGATACTGCCTACAGCTGGACGCCCCACTCGGCGCTAAGCTCATCGAGCGCTGAGGACAGCTCGCTCATCAGCGAGTCGGCCGACTCCCCGCTGAGCAACTTTTGCTCACGCAGCAACCGCGCCACGGTCCGCGCGCCGGCGAAGACGGCCGGCACCAGGTGCGCGGTCTCTTCACTGCTCAGCTCGTCGCTATGCAGGGCCATGAGCGCCCGCCGCAAGGCGACGCGAACGACTGCAATCTCGTCATCGAGAGTCGCGTCGGCGGCCAGGCCGACGAGGTCAGCCAACTCTCCTTCAGTGAAATAGCGACTGTAGAAACCGTGCGTGCGCCGGTTCTGATTCCCAGGAGGAGCGCCCGCACCGACATTCGCGCCGGCGTGGGCAGAACACAGGGGAGGATTAGAGCCGCGAACAGCCGAGGCTTGGCACTCAGCACCCGCCCGCGTCTTGGCCGAGCAACGCATAGAACAACACCAGTGCAGCGAGATTGAGAATGGACATGTACAAACGTGTCATGATATACTGCCTATATGCGGCCTAATCGCCGCAGGGGAACCGAAACAGCCATATATAGGACATTCTAGCATGAACCCACTGTCCTCCCTACTGCACTCGCGCAAGTTCTGGCTCTCTGTGATCGCCATCATTCAGACCATCGTCTTCCATCTCATCCCCAACTTCCCCGCGGAAGTCTGGCAGGCGATTAACGTCATCCTACTGTTTCTGGTAGGCATGATCGCCGTCGAAGACGCCGCCGCCAAACGCGCCGGCACGCTGAAGTAACGTGTCTCTCTGGCAGCGAATCCGCCTCTTCTTCTCGCTTCAGGCCCCGACCCAGGACGGCCCGCCCTGGCGGCGGCTCAACGCCCAGACCCTCACCGAACCGACCGACCCCTACCAGGACTACGCCGACGCGCTCGAAGCGTGGCAACGCAACCCCTACGCCAAGCGCATCATCGACCTGATCACCGACTACACCATCGGCGACGGCCTGACACCGACCGCGCCCGGCGACGTCGGCCGCTTCGTCACACGATTCTGGAACCATCCAGAGAACCGCATGCCCTTGCGCCTGGCGGATCTCATGGACGAGCTGAGCCGCGCCGGCGACCTCTTTCTCGTCCTCTTCCGCAACCCCGCCGACGGCATGAGCTACGTCCGCGCCGTGCCGAAGTCGGAGATTGAAGACATTCAAACCGCGCCGCTCGACTGGGAGAAGGAAATCACCATCGTTCAGCGGCCGACCGGAGGCGGCGAGCAGCGCACCTACTGGCCCACGCCCGCCCACCCCGACGCTGACCAGGCCGATGCCGTCATGCTCCACTACAGCATCAATCGGCCCGTCGGCGCGCTGTTGGGCAACTCCGAACTGGCGACCATCGTGCCCTGGCTGCAACGCTACAGCCGCATGCTGGAAGACCGCGTGCGTCTCAACTGGGCAGCCCGCGCCTTCCTGTGGTTCGTGAAGGTGCCGACGAACCAGGTACACGCCAAGGCCGAGCAGTACAGCAGCCCACCAGAGCCGGGCAGCATCATCGTCCACGACGATGGCGAGGCCTGGGAGATGAAGACGCCGGCGCTACACGGCTACGACGCGGCCGAAGACCTGACCGCGCTGCGCCAAATCATCAGCGCCGGCAGCGGCCAGCCGCCCCACTGGCACGGCGACGGCGGCGACGTCAACCGGGCCACGGCCCAGGCCATGAACGACCCCGCCATCCGGCATCTACGCCGCCGGCAGCGCCATCTGCAACACATCGTCATCGACCTGTGCGCCACGGCCTACGCCCGCGCCTACGGCCTCCACCCCGGCCGCACCGCGCCCAAGGCCAGCCTCATCACCGTCGAACTGCCGGACATCAGCCGCGAGGACAACGGCGAGTTGGCCCAGGCCGCGGGTCAGTTGGCCCGCGCCTTCAGTACCCTGTTGCAAACGACGCAACATCCCAGCCCGACCCTGCGCCACCGCCTGCTCACGTTGGTCTTCCGCTTTGCCGGCGAGCAGTTGACGCCCGATGAGCTGGCCACCATTGACGCCGAACTGGCCGCGGCCGAATCGCAGCCGCAGCCGCAGCCGGAGGAAGAACCGGCATGAACGCTGTTTTCTGGCAAGCGGCAAGCGACAGCCCCTGCACCATGTGCGCTGCTTTTGCCGGCCGCTACTGGCTAGCCGACAGCATCCCGCACCCGCGACTGCACCCGAACTGTCTTTGCGTGCTCATCGAGGTCGAACTTGAAGACGAGAGCCTGCTGCAAACCGAACTTGGCGACATCGAATACCTATCGCCCCTCTGGGAAAAGCTCGTCCACCTCGTCATGCGCTACATTCGCGCCGGCCAGCCCGTCCCGGCCACCCTTGCACGCTTCGAGGAAGACGCCCTCTACCGCCTAGGCTTCACTGCCATGGAACCAAACGCCACGACCATCACCCGCCGCCTACAGTTGTCGGCCGACGCCGACGACCTGCGCGCCGTCCTCGTCCAGGCCGGGCCGACGCGCACCCTCACCGGCAGCCCCGGCCGCCACTCCTTCACCGCCGAGGCCATTGTCGCCGCACTCCATGACGGCCTGTTCGAGAAGCTAGCCTGCTTCATTGACCACAGTAGCGGCCATCCCAGCGTGCGCGACCTGCTGGGCACGTGGCACGAGGCGACCTACGACCCCCACGCCCAGGCCATCAGCGCCACCCTACTGACCTACGACACCGACAGCAACCGGCCCGTGCTGCAACTCCTCGAGCAGCTACGCGCCGAACCGGCCGAACACCGCCCCGACATCGGCATCAGTCTCGTCATCTACCGCGACGTCGACCGCGACGGCCGCATCACCCGGATTCACTCAATCGAATCGGCTGACCTTGTGGTATTCCCTGCCGTAGACACGGCCAGGTTTCAGTTCTCAGGAGAAGACATGAACAACCCCACCCCGACCCAGGCCGCCCCCACCTGGCCGCAGCAACCCGCGGCCGATTGGGACGAGGCTTACCGGCAGACCGCCGCCCGCGCCATCATCGCGCACTCGGAACTGCCGGCCATTGTCCGCGAACGTCTGAGCGCCCAGAGCTACCAGACCCCCGACGACGTGCAGCAGGCCATCGAGAGCGCCCGCGCCGAGTTGGCCGCCCTCCACGACGGCAACGTCATCAACCTGCCCGGCCGGCCACGGATTCAGGTCACTGACCCGCTTGACCAGGCCGCCGACATCGCCGCGTGGATTTTCGGCGCGGAAGGCGCGCCCACCCCGCCGGCCAACATGCGCCGCATCGACGACTGGTATCGCGCCCTGACCGGCGACCACGAGTTCCGCGGTGTGTTCGACCGCGAGCGCGTGCAGTTCGCCGGCGCGACGACCACCACCCTGGCCGACCTGGCCGCCAACGTCATGAACAAGGTCATGGTGCAGCAGTTCCAGGCCATGGATCACTGGCGCTGGTTCGAGCGGATCGTCAGCGTTGAACCCAACGACGGCACGCTCAACCCCATGAAGTGGATCACCCTGGGCGGCATCGCCAATCTGCCGACCGTCAGCGAAGGCGCGGCCTACACCGAGCTCAGCGTGGGCGACGTCAGCGAGGCCGACAGCTTCACCAAGTATGGCGGCTACGTCGGCATCACACGCGAGCTGATCAAGAACAGCGAGATTCAGAAGATGCAGGCGATCCCCCGCGCGTTGGCCACCGCCGCGCTGCGCACCCGTTCGGCGGCCGTCAGCGCCCTGTTCACCCAGGCGGCCGGCGTCGGCCCGACCCTTGAGCAGGACAGCAAGGCCCTCTTCCACGCCGACCACGCGAACCTGGCCACCACG